TCTTTATAAATCTTCATAATAATGGCTGCTGCTTTATCCATCAATGCACTAGGCAATTGTGTATCATAACCTGAAAAATCTCCACAAATGAATTGTGTATATTCTCCATTATTGGTTAAATAATCATGTAACTCTTCCCATTCATGTGATGTTGCATTAACTCCAACGAAGCATTCAGATGCTCTTTGGTGCCTCAACACATGTTTAATAGGAATAATTACTCTAGTGGCACTAATGAAAAATGTCATATCATTTCCATATACCGAACGAGTCTTTTCAGCTGCCTTTTCCCAAGGTAGCAACTCGTTTACCTTAGAGGCTCTAACGAAAGGATCAAAAGTTCCCTTGCCTGACCTCCAAGTTTCCTCAACTTTTTTAAGATCATCAATAATATAATCTTTCAATTGTCGGGGATGTAATGGAACTCCGTTCTCATCACACACAAGATGATTTGTTTTGGATCCTCCATAACAAATTCCTGATGATGTACTATTAGGCATTCCACGGATAATACCAGTGGAATCACCATCAATCGCTTGCTGAATCGAACGAACTGAAAAGAAATCAGGATCGTTCTGATAATAATCATTGGCGATAGAATAAATAGTCTCACCATCAACATTCTTAGTATGAAGGTAATCTTCTGCTGCCCTATCCATTAACGCGATAGGAACATCAGTTTTAGGCGTATTGTATTTTGCTAATGTCGTATTAATTTGCAATTCTCCATTTTCGTACTTAGGAGGACGTGATTGAATCTCACCAAACTGTTCAGCAACAGCTTTATTATGATTTTCAAAATAATGCTTTTCAGCTCTAGGTTTATATAAAATCCCCCCAGTAGCTAAAACGGTCCCCAAAGAAACAATAGGAGTAGCATCGACATTAAGAGCTTGCTTAACGTAATCAGTAGGCTGATCCACAATAGAAATCTCCTTCAAATTGTTTTTCAAAACTGGTTCTGAAGGAATGGATTTAACAAAATAATCCTTAGATTTCATTGCATCTCTAGCCTCATCAAACATACTCTTATCAATACATACGCAATAAAACTTTGTAGATCCTGTCTGTCCGGCCACATGGATACCAATAATGCTATTTTTATACAGCAATGGTTGTCCACAATCACCAAGACTACAAGTATGGTATTGAGCTTCACACTC